TGCAAACCAAGTATTAAAAATAGATACAAGTAAAAAACAAGAGCCTACAAAGTGGTATACTAACAATAAAAATACTGCCTTATTTCAATACAATAATGGGAATAGTAAATTATTATACACTATAAAATCAGACGGAAGTATTGAGTTAGGTGATTTGCTTATTGAGGCTGTAATAAAGGGTCTTAATGAAAAAGGCTACACATTAATTAAAGTTGGCGGCACTGTTGCCGCTAATAACAAACGCAATAAATAATATGAAACAACAACAAACAAGCGACCTATTATTAGGCGTGTTTTTCTTAGCAACCCTTACCCTAATCGTAATCTATGTGTAATGTTCTACCTAATCGCCGAATGGCTTTTACCTTATGTTTATCCGTACTAGTTGCGGGTTGTGGCATTAAGTGGGCTACTAATAAAGTGCTATCTAACCCCGATGCTATTGCAAAGGTAGGGGCTGTTTACGATGTACTTACGCCGCGCGATACTACGGAAAAACTATTCTTTATTCAGGGGGATAGTATTGTGGTGGAGAAAACCGACACTATTATACAAAATAATGTGTTAACGGTGGGTAAAACCGACACTATCCGCATTATCAATACGCGCATTATACGCCGTACCGATACTATAAAATGGCAACTACCACCCGATAATCGTGCAATGGCTCGTCTGCTTGATTCTCTAGGCAAATACACCAATGAATTAAACCAAGCTAAAGGAAGTATCAAAGAAAAAGATAAGGGGCTTAAAACGGCTAGAAATCAACAGTACGGGATGGCGGGGATAATATTAGTACTTGGTGTAGTTATAGGTTTACTAATTAGGTTTAAAGTCAAGTTATGACTTTGCGAGATAAAGTAAACTGTTGGCATAGATGTTATTATGCTTTCCGACCCGATAAGAGTTATAAGTTTAGAGGTTGGCGTAATAGGGCGTGGTTCACAATGTTAAATGGCAATAAGTTATGAGAAACTTCATTCCTAAAGAATACACAGCAAGAGGTTATTGGAGTAGACTTTCTAAAGTATGGCCATACGGTACAGATAGACCTGAATGGATTTTTATAAATACTAAACTTTGGATAAAATGAATATAACACCACAAACAAGGGCGTTAATTCGCAAGTACGAGGGATGCAGACTAAAAGCATACTTATGCCCCGCTAAAAAATGGACTATTGGATGGGGTTCAACTTTATACGAAGATGGTTCTTTGGTTAAGCAAGGTGATGTAATTACTCAAGAAAGGGCAGACCGATTATTCATTATTCTTTTAGATCAATTCGGCGAAGAAATAAAACCACTCGTTAGAAAGGATTTAAACGACAATCAATTCGGTGCTTTATTGTCATTTGCTTACAATGCTGGTACTACTAGATTCAGAAATTCTACGCTTCGCAAAATGAGTTTCGCAAATCCAAATAACCCGCAGATAAGATTAGAGTTTATGAAATGGGTTAATCGTGGTACGCCATTTGAAAAAGGGCTAACCATTCGTAGGAAAGCCGAAGCGGACCTATATTTCACGCCAATAATCGGAAACAATCCGACTAACAAATAAATAAAATACATGACTTCAAGACAAAAGGTTTTAGAGTTCTACACGAAATACCCAACCGCTTCAATAGAAGAAGGCGCAAAAGCGTTAGGGATGAGCTGCGGGAATGTTAAAACAGTTAGAAGGCATTGGATAGCAAATGGCAAACTAGAAAGACAAGACCCAAACCAAAAACATAAGGCATTACAAGCGGAGTGCGAATCGGTTGGCATACCGTTAGAGAACGTAGGCAACTATTGGTACAAGGGGAAACATTATTCCATCCACGTTAAGAATCAGCAAGTATCTATGATGGATATAGCCGACTTGATAGTAGGAGAGATGAAATCCTACGCACCTAAATATAAAGCAGTAAAGCCATCAACAAGGCACGAACATTTGATGGTAATAAACCCCGCCGATATTCATATTGGTAAACTATGTTCAGCTTATGAAACGGGGGACGAATACAACCACGAAATAGCAAGGGATAGGGTATTGCAAGGCGTACACTCTTTGACCGATAAAGCTAAGATGTTTGGCATTAACAAAATAGTAACGGTTATAGGGAACGATATACTACACACCGATAACGCTAAATCTTCTACCACAAGCGGAACTTTTCAAGACTCAAATTTGATGTGGTATGATGCGTTTAATTTTGCATTTAAATTATACATTGAAACTATTGAACATCTTGCAACAATAGCCCCTTTACATATTACTTACAATCCATCTAACCATGATTACGTTAGCGGTTATATGTTGGCTCAATCGGTTCAATCGTGGTTTCGTAATCACAAAGGAATTACATTTGATGTTAGCCCAGCGCACAGAAAGTATGTAGTTTATGGTCAGAACCTAATGGGGTATACACATGGGGATGGGGCAAAGATGCAAGATTTGCCTTTGCTTATGGCTCACGAAGCCCCTGAATGGTCTAATTGTAAACATAGGTACGTTTATACCAACCATATCCACCATAAGAGTAGTAAGGATATAATGAGCGTTAACGTGGAAAGTTTCAGGAGTGCAAGTGGTACTGATTCGTGGCATCATCGTCAAGGTTTTCAACATCAACCTAAGGCTATAGAAGCCTTTATACATCATAAGGATAACGGCCAGATAGCAAGATTAACAGAGATATTTTAGTAACTTAGATGACCCAAGTTAGTTCAAAAAGAGAACCCGTAGGTACACAAAAGAAAGTAGGTCGGGCTGCAAGACTGAAATTTACAAGCTATGGGGATGTGGTACTGAAACCGCCCACACTTGTTGCAGCACCATTTCGTTGACGTCAACAATATGGTAAATATATAATATGAAATCATTGGAAACACAAATAGGCGGCTCACATTACGAGGACATGAAAATACAGCCAATAGAATTTATAATGGGAAATAACTTAGACTTCCTGCAGGGTAACATTTTGAAATACATCTGCCGATATAAGTCAAAAAACGGCCTCCAAGACTTACTTAAAGCACGTCACTACCTAGATATACTTATTGAACATGAACAAAGAAGAACTGAAAGCGGAGATAGCACGATTGGAGAAAGAACTAGCAGAGAAGTATAAACAACTTAGAGCCTTAATATATGGAAACGCCGATAGTACCAAACGATGAACAAGAGCAAAGCGAAGAAGCCTACTTTGAAACAACTTCGCAAAGTGAACTAATAGCGTGTTCATTCTACGCCATTAGCAGTGTGGTTGATCTTGACACAGCAATGATGAGTAAGAGCGAACAAGCTATGGTTAAACGCATAATGAAGCGTAGTTTGAGGCTTATTGATAGTTGTATTAAAGACTTGTACGAAGTGGAGTTTGAAGACGATGAGGAATAACCGACCACGACCGACTGTGCGAATTTAATCGTAATAAGTGAAACGCATTAGAGGCTTTAAATTCGCAACATACCGACGCCCAAACGTGAACGAAGTGAACTCACTAGGAAATTATTGAAAACAATTATAACTCAATATTATGTTACTTAGGTAGCGTTGTGTAGGGGCTATTGTAATTTGCGTATAGCACAATAGCCCCGAAGCGGGAATAATGGGAAGAAAAAATAATTTGGCGAAATTTGCGTTTAATTAATACATTTACTCAATTAAACATCTTGTTATGGCTAAATTAACAGAAGAACAGCTTCACGATTTTATACAAGAAATAAGAACTGATATATCTAGCATTAAGTCTGATATAGTAGAAATTAAAAAAGACTTAAGTCATATTAAAAAATTCGTTCCACACGAAAACGGTGATTTTACAATAAACTTTAAAAACTTTCCTGAAACCGTTAAAGATAGAAACTAATGAACGATAAGGTATACGATAACGCAAACAAGATTTTCAATCAAAAAAGAATAGAGTTTTTGCTTGAAGAACTTATATACCAGACTATACTTACTAGGAATAACGGAGATGCTAGTGTATCAAAACAAGAATTTGCAAAATCTATGCAAGTCGTTTTGGACTCTGTAAAAGAGTTCTTTCAATTGCTTCCTGACGAAGAACAATAGGAGTGTTCTTTATCCTTTTTAAAAATCTATCACTAACATTAACTTCTGCGATACATTCAGTATTTGTAGCCTTATGTTTTTTCTTCCCATTCTGTTGTGCGCTATTTAACATAAAAGTTTGTTATAAGTGTTTTCAATTTCCTTGGCGTCGGTCGGTCGTGGTCCCATACTGGTCGCTAAGATAAGATTTTATTTTGATAAAGCCTACCGATCAGGGTAGGCGTGTGCTAGTCAGCATCCCCACTATCCTCACCACGAATAATAAAGTGGCAAAGGATAGCAAAGAGGGTTAGGAGGGTTATGATGGTGGGGTAGTTCATTCGGTAGGCGGTTCAGGTAATGGCATCCAGTGTGATACTTGTATGTTCCCAGTTCTTCCAAAAACAGTCCATTGAGAAATATCTTGTCTATATTTGGCAAAATAACTTTCGCCTTGTTCAATAACTATTACCTTATCGCTGTAACTATTACCATAATCCCATTTGTCTTTAGTAGACAATTCAGGCAATCTTTCTTTTACGCTTATCCATTTCATAACTCTTCATTTTTATTCATTCGGTTAACAGATAGGTATGCAAGGCGGAGGCATACGATGTAAAGTATTATTAGTAAGTATATCATTGGTTAAGGTTTATCGTTTACAAATACTTTAGGCGGTATCACTTTTCTTGGCTTCGCTTTCTCAAGCAGTAGCCAGATGGCTTGTTCGGTTGTGGTCATGGTGTGTAGTTTAGTTCTTCGCCAGTTAAGGCGAAATAAAGGTTTTGGAGTTGGTGGAGGTGTTGAATATATACACTATCGTTTAAATTAGTGTTATAGTACAGTTTGCCTAAATGGTAATTAATACCAACAATACCATTGAACCACCAATTATCTTTCCACCCATCCAAACGCTCAAACCCGCACTTCTCTAATATTTCGGAGGTAAGGGTGATTCCATAAACAATAGATAATGTAGTATGTATATGTTCGTCAACGATTATGCCTATTTTATTAATACTAGTAACCTTGTTATAACTAAATGTTACGTGTTCAAGTTTCACCCAATTCCCAATCCTTAATTCATTTGCGGCTATCATAATGTAACAATTTCGTGTGTAGTAATGTAGTAACTTTCCTTCGGCACAAACGGTTCAGCCAATTGCTGCGCTATGTGCGCATACTTTTCAACGTGCATATCTTGTAGCTTACGCTGATTAGCTAACAAGTCGTTCAACTGGTCTTCGTGGTATGCCCTGGTGCGTGTGGTTTGCAACGTGTCTTTGCTAAGCAGTACTAAGCGGTCTTGCGTGTGGGCAATGTCTGCTTTAATGCTCACGATTTGGTTAAGCGTGTAGACTGCTGATTTGTGCAGTTCTAAGAGGTTGGTGATTTGTTGATGTTTCATGTTAATAGTTTTTTGCTTCTTCTAAGGTTATAAAAAAGTGGATACCAGTTGAGCACTCATTAGTGAAATCTTCGTCAAATGGCGTAGTTGGTCTAACTATATCGCCGACCTTATAAATAAAAGAATTATCGTGTTGGCTTATTGCCTTGTCTGCGCCAATAATTTCAACTACTTCTGCATATTCGGAACGGCACTTACGAC